CAACTTGGGGAACAGGCGATGTTTTAAGTGTTGCGGTGGATATGGATGCAGGGTCAGTAACATTTTATAAAAATGGGACTAGCCAAGGTTCTGCCATTACAGGTTTAACAGGCTCGTGGGTTGTTGGTTTTAATCCTGGTGGCAGTAATTCAATATTTAATGCCAACTTCGGTCAACGCCCATTTGCCTACACAGCCCCAAGTGGCTTCAAAGCACTTTGCACACAGAACTTGCCAACGCCTACGATTGGGGCGACTACGGCTACGCAAGCGGGTAAGTTCTTTAATCCTGTTTTGTACACAGGTACAGGGGCAACAAACAGCATTACGGGCGTGGGGTTTCAACCTGATTGGGTTTGGATTAAAGCCAGAAGTGCGGCTTATTCACATCGTCTTGCTGACTCAGTACGAGGCGCAGGAAAAGAATTGTTTTCAAATGAAAGTGTTGCAGAAGCAACAAATAGCGCAAACGGCTATGTATCATCATTTAACTCAGATGGCTTTTCTTTAACTTCTGGTGTTGGCGTTAATGGAAGTGCTACTACATTTGTCGCATGGAACTGGAAAGCCAATGGTGCGGGTTCAACCAACACAGCAGGAACTATTACTTCGACAGTAAGCGCAAGCACTACGAGTGGGTTTAGTGTTGTGACTTGGACTGGAACAGGGTCAGCAGGTTCAATTGGTCATGGCTTGGGTGTTGCCCCATCATTTTTAATTGTTAAGAAAAGAAATGCTGATAGGTCTTGGATTAGCTACCATCAAGCCTTAGGAAATACACAGTTTATTGAACTTGATAATACTAATCCTGCTAATACTTCATCTGCTGTTTGGAATAATACGACACCATCTTCCACAGTAATTTCTGTAGGAAATAATAGTTCTGTAAATGCAGCAAGCGATACCTATGTCGGTTACTGCTTTGCTGAAGTGTCAGGGTATAGCAAGATTGGCTCTTACACAGGCAATGGTTCTGCTGACGGGCCTTTTGTGTTCACAGGTATGCGCCCCGCTTATGTGATGATAAAAAACATAACAGGAACTCAAGGTAATTGGGTTATCTATGACACAACCAGAAGCACCTACAACTTAAGTAGTGCTAAATTGGCGGCTAATTTATCTGTTGTAGAAAACGATGGTGGAAGTCTTGGTGGCGATACGATTGGTATTGATATTCTTTCTAATGGGTTCAAAATTAGAGCAACAGGAAACAACCACAATAATTCTGGCGAAGTTTATATCTTCATGGCACTAGCCCAAAACCCATTCAAATACTCTTTAGCGAGGTAATTCATGTTTGCTTTAATTTCCAATGGACAAGTCACCCAAGTTGGTGAACTGTCAATTCTCTTTCCAAGCACATCAAACCCTAATCACGCATTTGCTATTGAGCAAGGTGCATTAGAAGTGGTTGAAGGTGAGCAAAAAGACCAACGCTTCTATTGGGTAACTTTTGACAGCTACCAAGTTAGCAATGGTGTGGTCACTCGCACCTACACAAACACTCCAAAGGCTTTGGAGGATGTGACTGAGACACCAGAGGGTGCTACTGAGCCAGTAACGACTAAGGGTTTGAAGTCACAATGGATTGCTCAGAACAAGGCATCTGCTAATAGCCAACTAGCAAGTACAGATTGGATGGTCATTCGCAAGGCAGAACGTGATGTGGCTATTCCTACTGAAGTGGTGACAGAACGTGCAAAGATTATTGCTGACTGCACTGCCAAGGAAGCGGCCATTGCAGCCTGCACCACCATGGAGCAGCTCATTGCGGTGGTTGCACCAGTTAACACCATTGAATAATCATGGATGCAGATGTTGACAAAAGGCTTGCCGTGCATGAAGCAATCTGCCTAGAGAGATACAACAACATAGACAAGTCATTGCGCGATGGCGACAAGCGCATGACGAAGATTGAATATCTTCTCTATGCGGTAATCATTGCCGTGTTGTTTGGACCAGGGGTGGCTGCCGAATTCTTCAAGAAGATTTTCGGGCTATGAGAGACTGGGCCGTGGCATTCATTGCTGCGGTCTTGCTTGTCCTGACCATTGTTTGGTCATTCTTTGTCATCATTTTGATGTGGCCATGATCTATGCTCTGGTCCTATTAGCAGCTGCCGAATATCGATGCACCAGGTGGACATGGACCGGTGATGTCTACAATCGGAAGGTTGTTTGTCTCAAATGGGAGAAGAGGAAATGATCGATCCAATCACGGCCCTAGCAGGGATACAAAGCGCCATCAGCATGGTCAAGAAGGCAGCAGGTGTTGCCCAAGACCTTGGCTCACTCGCGCCCATGATTGGCAAACTTTTCGATGCCAAGTCTGTGGCCACCAAGGCCATGCTGCAAGCCAAGCAGTCTGGCAAAGGCTCGAACATGGGGACTGCCCTCCAGATCGAGATGGCACTGGAGCAGGCCAGAGCCTTTGAGGAAGAGCTGAAAATGCTTTTCATGCAGACCGGCAAGATCGATGTCTGGAACAAGATCAAGGCCAGACAGGCTGAAATGGACCTTGCTGATGCCAAAGAATTGAGCGCTTTAAAGAAGGCAGAAAAGGCTGCCAAGGCCAAAGAAGATGAAATGAACGAAATTGCCATGATCATTGGCGGTGTGGCTTTTGTTTTGTTTTTGGTGTTTATTGGGGTCAATGAGCTGATGGAATTCTGTGCCACCACTAGAAGGTGCGGTCGGTGAATGAGTATCAGAAGACCTTTGACCTATGCCTCAAGATATTCGTTTACGGGTGTGTGGCTTTATATGCCCTTGGTTTTCTGAAGTTTTTGCCGGATGACTTGTCGGACCGGATCGTTAATTTACTGCTGGGTAGAATAGGATTAGGCAAATGAGAATTACCACTTACCAACAGAATGCTCAAATGTTGTCAGAGGCTCACCGAGTGGCCCATCAACAGAATATGAAGCGCCTAGCAGAATTAAACCAGCAGGCTCAACAACAACAGAAAGTCCAAGAGATTAAGACTCAATGGGCTAAAGCGGTGGACATCAAGGTATGAAATATCTGATCGCAATTGCTTTGATAATGCTCACTGGCTGCGAAGATCGGTATCGATACAAGTGCCAGAATCCTGACCACTTCCATGCCCCAGAATGTCAGAAGCCAAAGTGTTTGTTTACCCAAATGTGTCCAGAATACTTGGTCGCACCAATTCTTGAAAAAAAGGTCAACGATGTCCAGCCAGAAGCAAAATCTAACCCCTGACGAGATCGAAGTCAGAGTCTGGGGATTTGTGGTCATTGCGGTGACTTGCATTCTCTGCTTCATTGTGGTGGCGCTTTTATACTCAGTGACCTTTGTCACCCAGCCCATCAAATCAATGGCCCCCATTGACCAGGCTTATACAAAGATGCTGAACGACATTGTTTTGCTCATTGTTGGCGGTATTGGTGCGGTGATGGGCAAAAAGGCTGTGGGGTCTGCTGCCAAGGCTTTTGGTGGCCAGCAATCCATGCAGCCCATGGGCCAGCCGATGTGCCAGCCCATGCAGGGCTATGGCCAGCAATACGGATACAGCAACAATCACGGCTTTACATCTAGCACCAATGGCATCCCATCACAGCCATTTGGGGCCATGCCAACATGGACCAATCCAGAGCTAGACGAGTCATGGACTCCTGGTCCACCACCCACAACGCCACCGGAGCATCTTGAGGATGACCATGAGCGCGAGCAATTGGCAGCAGCCAGACAGGAGACTGATTGATGTTACCAATACCCTTACCCTGGCTCATTGTTGGTGTCTTGGTCTCATTATTCGGTACATACCGAGTGGGCCACCACTACGGGTGGCTGGAGCGCGACAATGACATGAAGATTGCCATTGCTAAAAAGAATGATGAAGCCAGAGCCAAAGAAGCAGAGCTTGGCGAGAAACTGCAAGATCAGGAAACGAAACTCAGAAAGGCCCAAGATGATGTCAAGAAAAAGCAGTCTGCTATGCATGAGCTTGCTCGCACTGGTCGGCTGCGGCTCCCAGCCCCAAGTTGTCCACAAGCCAGTGCAAGTGCCAGCGCTCCCGCTGGAAATCCACAACCCGAACAGTCCGATGCAAGCGAACTTGAGCGAGCGACTATTGCAACTCTTATCGACCTCGCAGCCGAAGGAGACAAAGCCATCCACAAGCTCAACGCCTGCGTCAGCGCCTACGAAGAAGTAAGGAGAATTGTCAATGGTCAATAGTGAGCAACTGGCACGGCTGCACATTGGCCCAGAGTGGGTCGATGCGCTCAATGAAACATTCCAGCGCTTTGATATTTCAACGCCATTGCGCCAGGCTGCCTTTATTGGCCAGTGTGGCCATGAGTGCGCGAATTTCAGAATCCTTGAAGAGAATTTGAATTACAGAGCCGAAGCCCTGCAAAAGCTCTGGCCCAAGCGCTTTGACGCTGCCAAGGCCCAAGCCTGCGCCAGAAACCCCAAGCTCATTGCGAACACTGTTTACAGCTCACGCATGGGCAACAGGGATGAGGCAAGTGGTGATGGCTATCGTTTCCGAGGCCGCGGGTGCATCCAGCTCACAGGGTCTGCGAACTACCACCACGCTGGCAAGGCGCTAGGTGTGGACCTGATCATGCAGCCGGAGCTGGTGGCCACGCCCCAGTATGCTGCGCTGACTGCCGGATGGTTTTGGGATGTCCAAAAGCTCAACCAGTATGCAGACAATCAAGACTATCGGACCATGACCAAAAAGATCAATGGCGGCTTCATTGGCCTCGATGATCGCATCAAGCACATCAACCATGCGCTGTCTGTCCTGACATAATTAGCCATGTCCAGCCAAACACAACAACTTGAGAATCCAGCACCACCGACCCTTGGTTATCCGACCGAGGTGTATGAGCGCAGGCACTTCAACGAAAACAACGGCTCGCTGACGATTTACTTTAAAAAGCTGGCCAGTGTCTTGGGGTCTCTGTTTGGACCAAGGGGCGGCAAGTTTATGAATGCGCCTTATGGGGCATTTCAAAGCACTGTGGACCAAACGGCAGCGCTGGCCAACACGGCCTATGCCATGACACTGAATACTGTCGATTACGCCAATGGCGTGACTATCGCAAGCAATTCAAGGATCACAGTGGCTGACGCTGGCATTTGGAATTTGCAGTGGTCTGGCCAGTTTGAAAACCTAGACTCTCAGGAGCATGATGTAAGGGTCTGGCTCAAGATCAATGGGACTGTGGTCACTGGATCAACTGGGTTCTTTGCAGTGCCAAGCAAACACGGCTCAGTCAATGGCCATGCATTGGTCGGCTGGAATTACTTTGTCAGCTTAGACGCAACCGATTATGTGGAGCTTTGGTGGGAGACTGACAGCACTCAACTGTCTATCCAGGCTTATCCAGCAGCCGGAAATTACCCCTCAACGGCATCACTTATTGCGACAATGACATTTGTCTCAAACATTACATAAATACTGCCATGTACATACCTTTAAAGCTACCCCCAGGTGTTTTCCGAAATGGTACTGAATACCAGGCAGCAGGCCGCTGGTATGACGCAAACCTAGTGCGCTGGTATGAGGGGACACTCAGGCCCATCAATGGATGGCGCACCAGGTCAAGCTCACAGATGTCAGGCTCATGCCGAGGCATCATCACTTGGCGCGACAATGGTGCAGACCGATGGATCGCAGCTGGTACGCATACCAAACTGTATGTGATGAATGCGCTTGGCACGTTGAAGGACATCACGCCAACTGGGTTCACCACAGGCTACGCAAGCTCCACAGTGCTGACCGGTTACGGCTATAACGCCTATGGCTCATTTGCCTATGGCGTGGCACGACCTGACACCGGCACTCCCATTGCAGCCACCACCTGGTCACTCGATACATGGGGCGAGTATTTGATTGCCTGCTCCAGCACAGATGGCAAAATTTACGAGTGGCAATTGGGCTTTTCAACGCCTACCAAGGCAGCGGCAATCACCAATGCACCAGTGAACAACAAGGCGGTTTTAGTCACCCAAGAGCGCATTATCTTTGCCCTTGGCGCTGGTGGAAACCCACGCAAAGTGCAGTGGTGCGACCAAGAGAACAATACCCTTTGGACACCGGCAGGCGACAACCTTGCAGGCGACTATGACTTAGCCACGCCTGGCTCACTCATTGCTGGCAAGCGGGTCAAGGGTGTCAACCTACTGTTTACAGATGTGGATGTCCACACGGCCCAGTATGTTGGCGCGCCATTTGTCTATGGCTTTGAGAAGGCGGCAAGTGGCTGCGGTCTCATTTCAGCCCAGTCTGTGGCGGCCATTGATACGGCAGCCATTTGGATGAGCAATTCTGGCTTCTGGATTTATGACGGATATGTCAAGCCACTGCCAAGCGATGTGTCTGACTACATCTTTGCCAATATCAACTTCGCGCAGGCATCCAAGATTTATGCGGTCCATGTCAGCAAGTTTGGTGAGATTTGGTGGTATTACCCAAGTGCAGCCAGTAATGAAAACGACAGCTACGTCACTTTCAACTACCGCGAAAACCATTGGAGCATTGGCACATTGGCCCGAACTGCTGGTGTTGACTCTGGTGTCTACACATACCCTCTGATGGTCTCAAGCGATGGTTACATCTATGAGCATGAGGTGGGCTACAACTACGATGGCTCAAGTCTTTTTGCTGAGTCTGGCCCAGTCCAGCTTGGCAATGGCGACAACATCATGTCTGTGCGCCAAGTTGTCCCAGATGAACAAACACTCGGTGAGGCCGTGGTTTCATTTAAAACCCGAAATTACCCCACAGGCACACAATCCACATTTGGACCATACACGGCAGCCAACCCGACTTCTGTCCGGTTCTCTGGCCGTCAAGTCAATATGCGGGTGACTGGTGACACTTTATCTGACTGGCGCATTGGGGTGATGAGGCTTGAAGCTATCCCTGCCGGTAAGCGATGAGCGACCAAGAACATTTGGACAGGCTGCGCCACCATGTGGAGGCTGCTTTAGAATACAGTGGAGGCACACACAATTTTGACGATGTCGCTGAGATGGTCGAGGATCACAGATTACAGCTGTGGCCGGCCAAGGACTCGGTGGTATTGACAGAGATCGTTGTCTATCCCAGGCTAAAGAATTTGCATTACTTCTTGGCTGGTGGCGACCTAGACGAACTCTCACGGATGCGACCATTGATCGAATCCTGGGGCAAGTCTGTTGGCTGCACCAGAGTGACCTTGGCAGGCCGAAGAGGCTGGGCCAAGACATTTTTGAAAGACGAAGGTTACAGTCCACAGTGGTCTGTAATGGCAAAGGAACTTTAGGGGATAAATATGGCAACTTCACCGGCACTAGCATGGTCATTGGCTAACGGCATCAGCCAAGAGCAGTTTAACAAGAACATTGTTGACGCAATCAAACAGGGCGAGGCTCAAGGCTTGAGCGATGCCCAGTTTGAGAGCTTGATGAATCAATACCAGATCAGCGCTGCTGATGTGGCCCGTGCCACTCAGTCAACGCCTGCAATCATTCAGTCCCGCATGGAAGCGGCAACGCCCACAACGGCCACTGAAATTGCTTACAACCAAGCAGCCATGGCTGAGCTGGCAAAGCGTCAAGGACTAGATGCTGCACAGCAGCAAACAAATGCGACAAATTGGGCTGCCCAGCAAAGGGCCAATGAACTTGCATGGGCCGAGCAGCAGCGTCTTAATGCTTTGAAAAATCAGCAGCAGATCGCGGCTAACCAAAAGGCTTATGAGGCTTATCTGGCCAGTCAAGCAAAATTGGCAGCAGAGCAGGCTACAAAGA